AACATTTGCCCAACTGTAGTTGGGAAAGGCCGTAGGATAAAACCCCCGGCCTTCTAATCTCTGTGCGTGGTCGCGGACGTGGTAGTCTTAGCACGTAAAGCCAACCCCTGCGTACAAGCGTGATCGGTCTCCCACGATACAAAAGGAGATCACAGTTTTTTTGCCTGTGTAGCTCAGTTAGCAGAGCGGCTGCCTTGTAAGCAGCGGGTCGAGGGTGCAATTCCTTCTTCAGGCTCCAAGCGAATTTGGTATAGCGGCGGTGCCTCTGCCTTCCAAGCAGACGAAGGCGAGTTCGACTCTCGCAGTTCGCTCCATTCTTAAGCTAAGGTCCTGTCCTCGGCGTGTACACGCTCCTTAGGCCATGTGATAAATAATAGGAATAAGGCACATTTAAATTTTTCTGTGCAGTTTATGAACGAACTGGCTGAGTTCACCTGTCTGTAAAACAGGCGCTCTTCGGAGCATGGAGGTTCGATTCCTCCCGGCTGCACCATATCGGGGCGTAAATCGGTAAACAGTAGCCGACCTGTTTTGGAAACAGGAGATTAAGATCACTGGACGTGCAAGTCGTCTCTCCCCGACCATTTTCACAGGCGATTAGTTTAGCAGCAAAACTCTGGACTCTGACTCCAGCGACGGTGGTGCGAATCCATCATTGCCTGCCACTGGCGGTTAGTTTAACCGGCAAAACTCTCGGCTTTGACCCGAGCGTTGTTGGATCGTACCCAGCACTGCCAGCCATTTTTTTCACTGCGGAGTAGTAGCGTAGGACAATACGCGTGGCTCATAACCACGAGACTCGGGTGCAAATCCCGACACCGCAACCAATATTGGACTAAGATAACAGCAGTCGGCCCGTCTCCAAAACGGTGCAGTGCAAGTGCAACTCTTGCGTCCTCTGCCATTCGACCACAGTCGCACAGCGTCTGTGAGAGGCGCTCAAGCGTCTCGCGTCGAATTTAAAGAAGGCGCGCGTACCGCGCGTACAATAGGTTGTGGGACGGCGAGGTCACCACGATCAAAGCGATTGACCCAGTTCTCGCAAATAAAGGGTCACCGCAGGTACACAAGGGATGAACTTACGGTGGCACCCACGGCCAAAAAGCCGCCGTACGAATTTTATGTGGGCGATTAGCTCAGTTGGGAGAGCGCCTGCCTTGCACGCAGGAGGCCGCAGGTTCGACCCCTGTATTGTCCACCAAGTTTTGTTCTCTAGCATAACGGCAGTGTCACTCACTGTTAATGAGTAGGGTGCAGGTTCGAATCCTGCGGGAACAGCCAATGTCTTGTCGTTTGTTTCGTTAACAAGCGACCACGGATCACCGTGACCGCGAGGTGGGTGATACATAATTTTTCATTGTTGTCTTTAGGCTCACCTTCACAGGTGGGCCTTTTCTTTTGTCCGAAAAACGCAGATGGCGTCGGTGGACCAAAGGAAAGAGCAAGATGCGCTCCGATCCAGTACTGAAGAAATGGTACAAAAAAATAAACAAAAAGTTCTTCAAAAACCAACTAACCAATAACGTATGCGTGCGCTGGGCTAACGAGGATGACGACGGAGAGACTGCAAAGTTCGAAGAAAAATTCTTCGGATGGGCTGACAAAGCGAACGACAACTATCACGAGTACGTGATTGTGCTCAGTAAGAAAATGAATAAGCCCGCGTCCACCAGATTACTGACACTCAGTCATGAAATGTGCCACATCGCGTCCGAACTTAAAGACAACCACGGACCAGCGTTCGAGCAATGGCGACAGTACATCGCAGATAGAGGGGTTTTCAAGAAAGGGGCCTTAGTCAAGGGCCTAACCATCTTTTAAGAGGAGACTCAGGAATGACAGTTGAAACCGAAGTGAAGGAAGTTGTGGCTGAAGTTAAGGCCGAAGCAGAAAAAGTAGCAACCGCAGTGACGGCTGAAGTGGCGAAGGTCGAAGCCGAAGTGAAACCCGCAGTGAAACCCGCAGTTGAACACTTACTGCAGGAGTTAACTGCTGAAGAGAAACTAGCAATTCGTGAAATCGAGAACGAATACCTGAAGGCGCAGATCGAAATTAATCGTCTGTCCGTAATTACTCAGAACGCCCAGAAGAACTTCTCTACAGTCGTGGAGACTTTGAAAAATAAGTACGTCATTGATCCGGCGGAATGGGTGTTCGACAACATCGCCCTCGTATTTAAGAAGACACCTACGGTCGCTGCACCGCCAGTTACACCCGCAGCAAAGTAAGGAGCAACTTTGGAAGACTCAGATAACAAAATCCCAGAGCAGCCGGTACCGGTAAAAAAACCGGCTGTAACTGAGGAGCTGATTGTAAGGTCAGATGGCCGTACGATCCCTCAAGTTCGTAGTCATAAAAACGGCAGATTCGTAAAGCGCACTACACCCGAGAGTGAAGCCCGTGAGATTACAAAAAATTTCATGATGGCGTACGACAAAGGTGTGACAGGAAGAGCCAGTAAACGTCGCGTCGAACAGCATTTGGAACAAATGCACCAACTTTTGATGGAAAATTACCGTCAACCGCTGTACAACAGACTAGGCCGACCTGTTTACGATGAAAAAGGCGAACCAGTGCTTGTTGTTGACGCGAAAATCATGGCCGTGCAAGTACAGGCTTTCACTGCGTTACAGGATCGCTTCGTAGGCAAGCCTTCGAAGAGCGCCGAAGACCGCGACGCACAGAAATATACAGGGATTCAGACCGTTTTGGTCATGCCTAACATTGAAAATCTGCCAAACAAGGAAATTCAGCCAGAACGTGCGGAGTCACAGCTGAGACCTTCACCAGAGTTCATTGAAGCGGAGATCAAAGAGGATCAGAGAGAGAAGTAGGACTCAGAATGCCCCGAAAAAAACTCATAGAAGCTGAAGAACGTCCGTCGTACATCAATGCCGACGGCACCGCTGACATTAGCAAGGTGTTTAAGCACCAACCTAAGCAGATGGAGCTGCTCGAACTGCGTACGCGCGATGGAATTGTGTACCTCAGCCCTAAAGCACCGCAGTGTTTGAGTGTCGGCGGCATCCGTTCAGGTAAAACCGTGGGCGTTCTGATGTATTTCATCATGAACTACACACTCGCGTACGAGTGCTGCGATATTCTCGTGCTACGACGTACGTTTAAGGATTTGGAATCCGGCGCGATCGCCGATTTTAAGACCTTCGTACCGAAAGAACTGTACACCTACGATTCAACGAAGCACGTAGCGACATTTTACAACGGATCGCGCGTAGTTTTCGGTCATTGTCAGAACAACAAGATGCGTGACATCGAGCAATACCTCGGTCAAGCGTACCCGGCCATCCTAATTGACGAAGCCGGACAGTTTTCACCCGACGCGTGGATGATGCTGTATTCCCGAAACATTGTTAACGCGATGTGTAAACCCAACAAGCGCGGCCACTGGCCGGTGCCTTGCATTTGGGGCTGCACAAACCCTCTGGGACCGTATTACGAGTACTACCGCACTGTGTTCGTTCAGAAAATGCCTTGGGAAGCTCCCGACGGAGCGCGCAAGGATCACACGAACGGTACATGGTGGTCCAAAGAGTCCGGCGAGTGGGTCAACATTTATGATCCGGCGCTGTACGCGAGCCAACGTTCAACTGTTTACGATAATCCTGAGCTGCTGACGCGCGACCCCGGGATTATTGCACGTCTGCAGAGTATGCCGAAAGCCAAGCGAGATAAACTTCTCCATGGCTACGACGGCGCGGTCGAAGGTCAGTACTTTGACTGTTTCGATCCGTTCAACCACGTGATTGATCTGCGTGAGGACCCCGATGCGATCATCTGGCAACCTTGGCAGACAGTTTGGGGATCACAAGACTGGGGTATGGGCCACGCGAACGCTGCGTACCTGTTCACCAAAGCCATGGTCAAGACCCTCGGCAACGTTTACAAGCTGAAAACCGTATGTTTCAGAGAAACGGTAACGTCTGGTGGCAGAACACACAAAGAATGGGCGCATTTGTTTAAGCACATGTGCCGACTCCCGAGCAACAACGCTGGAGAAGCGCCGACTGCCGTAGTACCGAAAGCGATCTTCTTTTCTCACGAAAAATTCAGCAAACAAGTAACCCAACACACTCCCGCTGACGAATATTCGAAGGAACTTAAGGCGGTGGGACTACCTCCGGTAACGCGCGCTCGCGCGGCAGCAGGTGATCGTATTGGTTCGGCATCGTTGATCTATAACATGCTGAAAAACGGTGATCTCGTAATTTTAGACACGTGTAAGGATATTGTTAACGCCTTCCCGTCGCTGATGCGAGACCCTGACAACATTGATGACGTTCTTAAAGTCTCCACCCGTGGTGACGACTGCTACGACGCATTCAGATACGGCATTTACGGTATGTACTCTAACCGTAAGAAGCCGATCGAAGACGTTATCGAGGAACATGCTAAAACTCTTGACCCGATTGCAGCGCATTTCTATAGGTTGAAAATGTTGAACGCCAAACAAAATGAGAAGACGCCATTTGTGCAGAAGGAGCAGCCGGTATGGATGTCGAAAGCGGGAATGTAACTTTTGGCTTTACGATACGGCAGTTCTTTCGGGAGCTTTTCGGGTCTAGACTGACGGAGCGCCTAGAAGAGGATCTCCTGAGGTTGCGCTCTGATATGGAGCAGCGTATTCAGGATAAAGACAACCTGATCGCAGATTTGCGCGGCGATCGCGCGGTGTTGTTGGCTAAAATAGCGACGTACGAGATGACGATCATGCCGCACGCTTCGCGCATGGGTTCTGAGATCGTTGCGTATCAAAAACCGACAAAACCCAACTTTGCTCCGGTAGACATCCCACAGCCCAAGACGCGATGGGAGATGGTACAGGAAGAACACAACAAAAAGATTGAAAAAGAAATAGCAGACGAAGCAGCAGCGGCTGCCAAAGGATAAATTTATGGCCGAGAAAGACAAACCAGCCGGTGAGCTGTGCCATCTGAGCATTTGCGTAGTTGAGAATGGCTACAAACTCAGTTGTTCGTACGAATCTGAGAAAACCCTCAGCCAAAAAGCTGGATGGGTCCCGTGTCCCATGGGCGAGTGCAAAGAGTACGTAGAGAAAACCAAAGAGGCTGTACTTAAGCGCCTCAAAGAAGTTCTGTAAGCGGCTAAGGCCGAGGAGATCATAATGGCATTTCAATCAAAAGATGGAAAGTCCTTCGGGAGCCGTTTTGTTGCACGTAAGCGAGATTCGATGCATAGCGAGCCGGAGAACCAGACAATGGGCACCGGAGCACCGAAGAGTGCATCAGTACCTAAGGAAGAGCCTCGCACTAACCCCCAGGGAGAAGCTAAGTTTTCAGCCAAGATGGCGGGAGCGACCAACGACACCAGCGATACTCAGGCCAGCCCTGAGGGAGTTGACGCAGAGGCAGTCGCGGCAGAGCACGGTCCAGCCGTTAGCGTTACTACCCATCACGATCACAAGAACAACAAGCACAAAGTTGTCAGTCATCACCCCGACGGGCACATGCACACCAGTGATCACCAGAGCCAGCAAGACGCGCACGATGCAGCTGGGAAATTAGGTGGAACTGACAGTCAAAACGCTGGAGCACCTGAAGGTGACCAGATGGGCGATGGCGACATGTTCGGCAATGACGGCTTCTCTACGCCGAAGTTGGCGTAAGGAGAGAGCATGGCATACGAATCTAAAAGAGAGCCGGGTCGTAAGTTTGGTTCAGCGTTCAGAGGACGTAAGTTTGATTCTTACTCACCTGAACAACCGAAAGTGGAGAGCACTCCCGAAGAGCACAGCTCGGACAAGGTCAATCAATCTAACACAGGCGACACATCAAAGAACAAGAGTTCCATGAGTGATCATGTAGCAACCCCTTCGTCTACTGTGCAAGATCATGGTCCAGCGCACACTGTGCACTATCATCACGACCGAGAGAACAATAAGCACACAGTGACCTCGTTGCATCCTGATGGGCACTCCTACTCCAGCGAGTATGACAAAGACAAGTTGGCGTACGAAGCAGGTGGAGAACTATCTGCCACGGATGTGAAAAAGCGAGAGCATCCCGATCAGCAGGGAGCTGAGTCGGAAGAGCGCAATTACGAAATGCCCGATTTGGCATAGGAGTAGACCATGCCATTTGGATCTAAAGCACAGCAGCGTTTCGCGCACGCTAACCCTGAGAAGTTCGGCGGGGAAAAGGGGCTTAAGGAATGGGATCAGTCAACTGATTTCAAATCTCTCCCTGAGCGTAAAGGTAAGAAGTTCACTTACGCCTCAAAGAAGAAGTAACCTATGGAAGACTTGGCCGGAGAAAAACTCTATAAGAGCGCTTGGCATTTGCTGATAGCGCTCGTCGGCGCGTACGAGTTACGCGAAAGTAAAACCAAGTTTTCCAAAATTCTATCTGTGGGCCTGATCGCGTTTCATGCCGACGCCGCAATTTGTGACGCAATGGGGAAACCGACTCTGGCTCAAAGATTTTTCAGAACATTCAAACCAGAGGTACAACAGCATGATCGGCATGGCTCGCAAAAAGAAAACACACGAAGTAGACCTAGGCGACAAAGGTAGTTTTCATGTACACGAAGGCGGTTTACATGAAGCCCTCGGTGTCCCTAAGGGAAAGAAACTGACAGCTGCCCAGAAAGAACCAAAGCCCGGAGATAGTGAGCATGTAAAGCACATGAAAGCTAGCGCCAAAGGCTTCGCAGCAATGAAACACTAAATAAAGGAAGGGAAATCAATGGCAGACGAACAAGGCTCCATGCAGACCGATGTATCTGCACCTATGCCATACGCGCAACCCGAGAAGCCGGAGGACAGTCCTCTTGGCGTTCTAGCGCCGTTTGATTTCTCCTCAGAGCCATTTGCTACTCTCAGTGAGGATGCTAAGGGTGCGCTGATCCAGTTGGACATTATCGCCACCAAAACAGACGTGGCGGCACGCAGATTTGAAGTTGAGCAAGCGTGGGAAGCTATCCATTTCGATCGCGGATATCAACATTTGCTGCGTGGCAAGCGTGGCGGTTGGGAACTGCCTGGGCAGGCCTCAGGTTACGGCCCAACTTCCCAGCGTAACAACAACACCATCTATGACACTAACGTTTATGGTGCCAAAGGTGATATCATTGTTTCAGCGCTCTCGCGCGAAGTACCTAAGGTAGAGTTCTTCCCCGCCGACCCTTCCTACGGTCCCGACATTGTCGCGGCTGAGGAAGCTGAAAAGTTTAAAGAAGTGTGGGCGCGTAATAATAATTTGCATGCGCTACTTGTCGAGTGCGCTCGCATCTTTTGGAATGAGGATCGAGTTCTCGCGTACACGAGATATGAACTTAATGGCCAGCTTTATGGTTTTCACGGTGAAGATGGCGACAAAGCCCCAGTTGTGGCTGAAGACATTCTCAACCCGCCGGACGATACTCCTACAGGTCAGGAAGGTCTAGATCAATTTCTAGATCAGACCGAATCCCCTATCGATGAGAACCTAGAGGTTCAGGCAGGTGAGGATTCAGATACCGACGGTTTGCAAATTCAAGTAACGTCAAACCGAAAACCTCGCGGTAGAGAAGTGACAACGCTGCATGGCAAGCTGGATCACAAAGTGCCGATAGCGGTAGATCACTTGAAGGACATGCAGTTTGCTCAGTTATTCTGGGATCTGGATGTCTGTATAGCGAAAGCAAAGTTTCCGTGGATCGCTGACAAAATTAAACCGGGTGGAGACGGTCAGTCCGAAGTTGAGCTGGACCGTATTGCCCGAGAGAATACACGTCAAGCTGTGCTCGGCGCTTACGTCACCGGCGATTCGTTGCAACGTCACACAATTGTGAAGTACACATGGTTCAGGCCGTCGATGTTCATGGACGACAAAGTGAGCGATCTGACGCGCGCTGAACTGCTTGAAACATTTCCTGATGGTTGTCTGATGGTCAAGGCTGGTTCTGAGTTCGCGTTTGCGCGAAATGAGAGCATGGATAAGCATCTCGCCATATCGCACGCACTATCAGGCAAAGGTCAGAACCGTCGCGCACTGGGTACGCCACTGATTT